CCTGCACGACCTGTCCATGAGCGTGCTCAGTGCGCGCAATGCAAGGCAGTATGCCGAGATCGTCCGTAGCTGCGCGTTGCGCCGCGTGCTCATCTCGTCGACAGACCAGGCGCTGGAGATCGCTACCCGGCACACGGACCCGGACCAGGCGCTGGACGATATCGCAACTCTGTTCACGTCGCTTGATCGCTCTGCCGGTAAGTCTGAGCCGTGCAGCCTGGCTGATGCCTTGGTCGAACGCCTGGACCACTGGGACAACGTGGCCAGAGGTGAGGTCACCCCGGGCATCGCCACCGGCTTCTCGATGCTGGATCGCGCCCTGGGTGGCGGGCTCAAGGGCGGACGAGTCGTCGTGGTTGGCGCTCGCCCCTCGGTGGGCAAGACGAGCCTCAGCCAGCAGATCGGCATTGGTGTGGCGATGCAAGGGCACGGCGTGCTGATCTGCTCCCAAGAAATGCCCCGGGGTGAGTTGGTCGACCGGGCCAGTGCGAACCTGGCCGGCGTGGACCTTGGCGCGATCAGCGAGGGCAAGCTATCCGATGAGGACTGGTCCAAGCTGTCGGCCGCTGTCGAGGAGGTGCGCTCCTGCCCGCTCTACATCGACGACCAGCCCTCGCTGGCTCTGCTGGATATTCGTGCCAAGGCTCGACACGTGCGCCGCCGTGTGGGGCTGAAGCTGGTCATCGTCGATTACCTGCAGCTGTGCTCCGGCTCAGCGCAGAGAGGCAGCAGCCGGCATCACGAAATTGAGGGCTTGTCCCGCGGCCTGAAGTCGCTCGCCAAAGAACTCGACGCCTGCATCCTGGTCCTGAGCCAGCTCAGCCGCGATGTCGCAAAGGGCGGCCGGGAGCCCTCGCTCGCCGACCTCAAGGAGTCGGGGGCGATCGAAGAGGACGCCGACGTCGCGATCCTCCTGGACCCCCGCGGCCCTCTGCCCGACGGCACTCGCTTGGTGGCCGCCATCGTGGCCAAGAACCGCCAGGGCAAGCGCGGCCGCATTGGCCTTTCCTTCGAGGGCAAGACACAGCGATGGCGTGAGACATCTGTGGATGTTTCTGCTCGTCGTACCAACGATCAATCGACCTGAGGTCCAACCGTGAACACTCCCAGCCCACTTTTCTTCACTGCCTTTGCCCAGCCCCTGACTAAGCGGCTCACCGACGAGGCAGCGCTTGCCAAGGCGCAGATCGTCATCGGAGCACCCGGGCCGAACACCGACATCCGACTGGTCGAGCAATCGTCCATGGAGACGATCAACATCATCACCAACGGCGGCAGCGCTGCGCGCTTCTTGGTGCAGTGGCCCGACGGCACCTTGGCTTACGCATACCTGCCCGTCGGTGGACAGGTGCTCGATGGAGTTCGAGTCGCATTGCTCAGGGCCTATGCCAATGGGCGTGATCGCCTGGAACAGATTCACCTTGAAATGGGCGCCCCACAGGGGCAGGCCTAAGGAGAGAACATGCCTCAGATCCCAATGGGCAACTTCGGCCAGTCGGTCGCCCAGCCGCAACGCGCCACCCGCGCTGTTGCTGACACAGGTGCAGCGCAGGCGCTGGGCCAGGTCGCAGAAACCGTGCAGGGCATTGCCATCGACCAGATTGCGGTCCAGACCCGCCAGCGTCTGGAAGATCTCGAGCAGGAACAGAGTAACCAGGCAGCAACGGCCGCGTTGAAGTTCGAGACGGTGCTCAAGACCAAGCAGATGGAGTTCGCTGCCAAAGTCGAGAGCGGCGAGATCAAGCCAGAAGATGCGGAACGCTTGTGGGGCGATGAAGTCGGCGGCCTGCGAGTCGAGCTGATTTCGCCACTGGACACCGCCCTGGGCGGGCGCACCGGGGCCAAGATTGCCAACGCAGTAGCGCTTCAAGCAGATCGTGTTTCTGCCGCCTCGTCGCTGCAGATTTCTGGCTCGGTGCTTGTGGCGAAGCGAGCCCGGTACGGCGCCGAGGCCGTGGGGGCGCTCGACGAGCTTGGCAAGCAGGCAGCCATGCCCGGCGAGAGCCTGGAGGCTGTCTTCTCGAAGGCAGATGCGGTCTTTCCAACCATGGCGCAGAGAGCTGGAATGGATCCAGCCAAGGCGGCTGAGAGGCTACAGAACTGGAAGGATGGGGCGCGCTTCAACCGAGCCCGCATTGACCTGATCGGCAGTCGCCGCAGCTTGGAGGCGCTGGACACCTTCATGCAACGACTGGAGTCGGGCGATCTGGCTGGGACGCTGGACGCTGACAAACGGACCATGCTTGTCAAGGAGGCCGAGTCAGCCAAATGGCAGATCCAGCAAGGGCTCCAGCACGCGGCCGATAAGCGCGAGAAGGTGGCCGAGCGCGCAGTCGGGGCGGTCACTCGCCAGATCGAGGCCGGTGTCCCCGTGACCGTCGAAGGCTGGCAAGACCTTCGCACCAAGGTCGACGGCACCGTCTTCGCCTCCGACTTCAATGCGCTGGTCACCCAGGAGCGGGAAGTGCAGCAGGTGCTGCGCATGCCCATTGGGCAGCAGGAGGCCTACGTGCAGCAGCGCGAGGCGAGGCTGGCACAAGACGGCGGCACCATGGTTGATCGAGCCAACCTGCAGCGTATCAAGGCCACCATCGAGACGAACAAGAAGGAACTCGAGCAGGCACCCTTGCTCGCGGTGCAGCGGCTGACAGGTCGCAAGTTCGAGCCTCTCAACCTTGCTGATCTGATGGCGCCAGGCGGAGCGCATCGCGCGGCGGAAGTCTTCGCAGACCGCACGGCCACCCTCCAAGGGATGGCCCGACAGTTCGGTGTGCGCGTCGGTCAGAAGCCATTGTTTCCGCAGGAGCAGGCGATCCTCTCATCGGCAATTGACGCCGCATCACCGTCCGAGGCGGTCAACCTATTCGGCCTTCTGAGATCCGCCATCGATGACGATGACACCTATCGGGCGGTCATGCAGCAAATTTCCCCTGACTCTCCTGTGAAGGCGCGCGCCGGCATCCTGGCAGCGGCCGGCAAGCACATCACCTTGCAGGACAACCTCATTTATGACGATGTGCGTGTACCTGGAACCAAGATCGCCCAGACCATGCTGGCCGGCGAGCAGATCTTGAACCGGACCAAGAAGCAGAAGGCAGAGGACGGCCAGGCCCGCACCTTGTTCGCGCCGCCGCGTGAGGCCTTCTCTCAAAGCTTTGCCGACGAGGTCGGTGACCTCTTTCGCGGCCGGCCCGCCGCCCAGGAGCAGGATCTGCAGGCGGCCTACGCTTACTACGTCGGCAAGGCTGCTGAACTGGGCAAGACCTCGGACGGTACCGTCGGCAAGGCTCTGGCTAAGGAGGCCGTGACCGCGACGCTGGGTGCTGTGATCGACGTGAATGGTCATGGGCGTGTGAAAGCACCTCTGGGGATGTTGTCCTCCGACTTCGAGGCAAAGGCGCGGGAGCAGTTCGCGCAGGAGGTTCGCCGCCGCGGCCTGCCAACCTCGATGCTGAACGAGTGGCCGAACTACGGGCTGCAGGACTACCGCCGCGACGGGACCTATGTCCTCACGTTGGGAAATGAGACTGTGGTCGATCCGACGACGCGCAAGCCTGTGGTCATCGATCTTGATCCCCCGCCGCCTTCCGGCCTGCGCTATCGCAGCGCCGCCGACCTGATCCCCACAGATGGCGCGCCAGCTCCAGCACAGGGAGGTGCCAAACGATGAGCGGCTTTGAACTGGATGAACGCGGCGCCGACGAGATCGACGCCCGCGCGGCCGATGGTGGCGTGCCCTTCTTGCCCGCTGGCCCGTCCTTCTTCGAGGGCACCACGGGCGCGGCCTTGAAGGGGCTGGCCCGCGGCTCGGTGGCCAAGGGGGCGCTTCTGCTTGGCGATGCTGCAACGCCCGTGCTCAAGCCTTCCGCCCAGGCTGCTGACAAGCTGCTCGGCACTCGCCTGGACGCTTGGCTTGACGAGCAACAGCGGCGCAACCGCGTGACACTGGACGAGCTGAAGCCCGACCCGCACACGACAGGCTTTGCGGCCCAGGTCGTGGGTAGTTTTATGGACATCGGCAGCTCAGCCGTGCTGTTCACTCCCGAGGGCGCCGCGGTGCTGGAGGGCTATTCGCGCAAGCACGAACTCGAAAGCCAAGGTGTCAGTCCCGAGGTCGCGGCGGCCGGCGGGGCAGTAAGTGGCGTGGCCACCTTCGCGGGGGTCAAGGCTCCCATGACGCTGGGGCGGGCAGCGGTCCGCCAGGGGGCCACCTCCGTGGTCAAGAACATGGGATACGGTGCGGCGGCCAACATCAGCGCCGGCGTGGCCGAACGCGGCACGCTACGTGAGCTGCTGGAGCGTTCTGGCTACCTGGACCAGGCCCGCCTGTTCGAGCCCTACGACCAGCAGGCGATGTTGGCGGAGGGCGCACTGGGGGCACTGTTCTCGGGTGGTGCGTCCGCGCTTGAGCTGCGCAACACGCCCAAGGGGCAACAGGCCATCGATGCCGCCCTGGCCGGCCGCACAGCAAAGCACCGGGCTATCGATGCAGCGCCTGGCGTGCCGACGGACGCCCGGTCGGCCACCGCCCATGCGCGGGCGCTGGACATAGCAACGGCGCAGGCCCTTCGCGGCGAGCCAGTGAACGTGGGCGATGTCCTGGCTGATACCGCCTTCGTGCCGCGAGACAGGCAGGACGCCAGCGCGCGGGACGAACTGCAGGCCCACGTCGCCGATCTGCTGCCCACGTCGTCGACCTCTACGGCGTTGACACCAGATGCACCACGGGGCATGCGCAACAACAATCCAGGCAACGTCGAGGCGGGTGCCGATCGCTGGGAGGGGCAGACCGGCAGCGACGGCCGCTTCGCGACCTTCGAAACGCCGCAAGCCGGCATCCGAGCGCTGGCCCGCACGCTGCTGACCTACCAGGATAAGCACGGGCTGAACACCGTGGAAGGCATCATCGGCCGCTGGGCGCCTCCGGGGGAAAACAACACCAAGGCCTATGCCCGAGCGGTGGCTGATGCGGTGGGATTCGAACCCACGGCGCAGCTTGACCTGAAGGACGCCAAGGTACTGCAGGCCCTCACGCGCGCCATCATCAGGCACGAGAACGGGCGCCAGCCCTACGCCGAGGACGTGATCCGTGCGGGGGTGGATGCGGCGCTGACCGGGCGCCCGGTGGCGCCTGCTGCGAAGCCTATCGATGCGACGGTCTTGCCTGGTCGCCTGGATCTGGCCCGCAGCGATGCGAGCGCCGGAGACACGCCTTCGCGCACCGGTGTCGAGTTGACTGCCGCGAACCGCACCGCCCCCGACCTCGAACTCCCAGCGCGTGAACTCTTGGCACCGTCTCCCGCGAGTCAAGCCAGCACCATGAGCCTGGCGCCAATCCTGCCTCGAGTCAAAGACCTTGAGCCCATGCCAGTGGGCAATGTGATGGTGCAGCCCCGAGAGATCGCCGCCGGACGGCCTCTTTACCGTGAAACCTCAGTGCAGGGCTTGAGCGACTTGCTCATGGACGACCCTCGTGCGCATGTGCGGCAGATGTTCGTGGCCGACAACCGCGATCTGGCCATCGGCCAGGGCGCCAACAAGGGCGTGCAGGTGGTTTTCCGCGAAGGCGCGCTGTCGGGAGCCGAGCACCGCAAGCCCGGAACCGGCGATGTCACCGGTCGGGAGTACCGCACCGACATGCTGGCCCCGCGCGCCATCGAATCCTTCACCGTGCCTGCCGGCTTCAAGCCCCAGTCCCTGCGAGGGTTGGCCAAGCGGGCGTTGGACGAGTTCGAGCCCAGGCCCCAGCCCGATGGCTCGGTTGTCTTCGCGCGCAAGACAGCAGCCAGCAAGACCGTGAGCCAGCCGTCGGCGCCAGCCGCTGGCCGCACCGAGCCCGTCTTGGCAAACAGCGAGCGTGCCGACCCAGCCACGCCGGCACACACCGCTGATGCAGCAGTGTCTGCTGCTCAAGGGCGTGACCCAACCATGGCCGCCGCCGCCGAGGTCGTGGCGATGCGCCCCGACATGCTGGTGGTCCTCGAAGACGGCACAGAAATTCCAGCCGCCGAGCTGCTGGCACGCGCCGAGGCCGAGCGCGCACAGGCCGAACAGGACGCCCGGGCCTTCCAGGCAGCCGCCCACTGCTTCCTCAGGAGTTGAACCGATGAAAGACGAGTGCATCAAGGCCGTGATCCAGGCCGTGGGCCGCGAGATGAGCGCGCCAGAGATCAAGGCCATCGAAGACGGCATCCGCCGTGAACTGCGAAGAATGGCCGGTGATCCCGAAACGCTCAAGCTTTCGGCCGATGAGCGCCTGCTCGAAGCAGCCGACCGGGCCCGTGCGACCTTCCTTGGCGAAAAGGCGCTCAAGGCTCGGCGCGAGGCGCTGGCGGTGCTCAAGCATGCCCAGGTCGAGAAGGCCCTCGAAGCTTTCGGCACAGACAAGATCACCGGCTTGCGCCACCTGTTGGCCTTCCATGCCGATGCCAAGGGCAGCGTGCTGTCAGTGGAGAGTCGCGCCGAAGCCATCGAGGCCGAGGCATTCAGTCAGATGCTGGGCACGCTGGAGGCCACGAACCCGCGCTTCTTCGGCCTCTTGGAGAACCCGGAGGGCGTGCGCACGCTGGTGCGCGCGCTGTTCGGGGAGGACACCGGGGTGCCTGATGCTCAGGCCGGCGCGCGCGAGTTCAAGACCGTGGCCGACTTCCTCCTTCAGCGGTTCAATCGGGCAGGCGGCAAGGTGGGCAAGCTGGAGGATTGGGGCATGCCGCACCACCATTCCCAGCGGAGGGTGGCGGCTGCCGGCCGGGATGCATGGGCAGAAAAAGTGCTGCCAGTGATCGACCGTCGCCGCTACGCGAACGATGACGGCAGTCCCATGACGGACCAGCAGATGGTCGACATGCTCCGCGGCGTCTGGGAAACCATCGCCACCGGGGGTATCAACAAGATCGAGCCCGGCACACCGCGAGGGCGAGGCATGGAGGCCAACGCCCACAGCGAGGCACGCGTCCTGCATTTCAAGTCCGCCGACGACTTCCTGTCCTATCAGGCCGAGTTCGGCGAGAAGTCCCTCTACGAGGTGTTGACCGACCACATCCGAGGCATGGCCGACAGCATCGCCATGGTCGAGAGCCTGGGCCCGAACCCCGAGCATGCCTACAGGCTGTTCCGCGATGTCGCCCAGCGCGAGGCCGTCATGGCCGACCCCACCCGCAAGGGCAAGGTCGCGAAGGAGCTGGTGAGCCTGGACAACCTCTTCAACGCGATCAGCGGCAAGACCCTGCCCGTGGCCGACGAGCGCTTGGCGCGCGTGTTCGACAGTCTGCGTAAATGGCTGGTGGCCAGCCGCCTGGGTTCAGTGCCAATCGCGTCCTTGCCGGATGAGGCCACCATGCGCATGACCGCCCATGTCAACAATCTGGATCAGATGCAACTGTTCCGGGCGCAAATTGCCACGCTTGACCCCACCAACGCCACCGAGAAGCGCCTCGCGCAGCGCGCCGGCCTGGGCCTGCAATCGATGATCAGCACGCTCAACCGCTTCGGCGACGAGAGCATGCGCAACACGCTGGCCAGCAAACTTGCTACCTTTCAGATGCGCGTCTCGGGCAATAACGCCATCACGGAAGCCCGGCGCCGCGCCTTCGGCACCACGATGATGTCGAGCCTTGGGCACTTGGTGCGCGAGGTCGACGCCCCCACCAAGCTGGATCCGCTCGACCATCGCATCCTGCTTTCCAAGGGCATCACCGATGCCGACTGGCAGGTGTGGCGCCTGGCTGAGCTCGAGGACTGGGGCATGCCGGCGGCCGAGGCCATGCTTACCCCCGAGGCCATCCGCCGCATCCCCGACGAGAAGCTGGCCGGTATCGGCGGACCAGATGCCACTCCGGCGCAATTGCGAGCGGATGCCTCCACCCGCCTCCTAGGCATCGTGCTCGAAGAGACGAACATGGCCGTGGTGGAGCCTGGCGCCCGGGAGCGGGCAGCTCTCTACGCCAACTTGCAGCGCGGTACATGGAAAGGCGAGCTTACCCGGTCGGTCTTCCTGTTTAAGACGACGCCAATTTCCATGGTGCTACGCCACTGGGAGCGCGGCATGTCAGGCCCGGACGCCCGCAGCCGCGCCGGCTACTTGGCCGCCCTGGTGGCGACCACCACCGTGCTGGGTATGGCTGCCATCCAGGTCGACGAGTTGCTCAGGGGGCGCGACCCGGTGAACATGAACCCGTTCGAAGGCAAGGCCGGCGCTCGCAACTGGATGCGTGCTCTGCTCAAAGGCGGTTCACTGGGCATCTACGGTGACTTCTTGCTCAGTGAGCAGACCCAGCATGGGCAAAGCCCCACTGCGGCCCTCCTGGGTCCCGTGGTGGGCCTTGGCGAGGAAGCCTTGGGCCTGACGCAGGGCAACCTGATCCAACTGCTGCAGGGTAAGGACACGCATGCCGGCGCCGAGTTGCTGAAGTTCGCCCGCGGCATGACCCCGCTGGCCAACAACTGGTACACGAAGGCGGTTACCGATCACCTCATCTTCAACCAGCTTCAGGAGATGGCCTCGCCAGGGTACTTGGCCAGGGTGCGGCGGCGTGCGCAGAAGGAGTTCGGCCAGTCCTTCTACTGGGAGATGGGCGAGGTAACGCCCGACCGTGCCCCCGATCTTTCTGCCGCCTGGGAATGACCATGGACCAGACACGCCTTCAGCAACTCATCAGCCGGCGAGACGAGCTCGCCAGTTACGCCGCAAAGCTGGCTGCCACGCCTCTCTCGGATCGCCCCAGCAAGCCGGCCGAGCTCAAGGCCTGGGAGCGCGAGCTAAGTGAAGTGCAAGCCCTTGCCAAGCAGTTCGAGGCCCTGATCGAGCGGAAATCGCCAAAGCCGCGCGTCGCTGTGCCGGATCTCATCGCTGCCACTGACCCGGAAACCGGTGAGGGCGTGACAGTCGCCCGCGTCCGCAAGGGCCGGCGCGCCGAGATCCGCGTCACCGTCAAGCCCTGGCAGGGGCGGCGTGTTGTCGACGTGCGTCTCTGGTCCCAGTACGAGGGACAAGGCGAGGAAATGAAGCCCAGCCGCAAGGGGATCGCCTTCGATGCGACCAAGCTCAGCGACATCATCGATGCCCTTATTCAGGCCAAACAACACGTCTGAGGAACCGACCTCGCGCGCGCATTTTCTATAGAAGGGGCTGCATGGCACTGATTCGCCAAGTAATCGCAAAGAGAATCGATTGGTTCCGCGTGCTCGCGGACCTGCGCGACCGTGGCCTGACGCTGCGGGTCATCACGGCATGCATCGGCATCAGCAAGCCCACGCTGCTGGGTCTGCGCAACCAGGAGGCCGATCCCAAGATGCACCAGGGCGAGCTGCTCATTGCTTTGTGGGTGCGCACCACCGGCCGCCCACACAGCGAGGTGCCAAGGTCTGGCGAGGCACGCACCGCGCTCAAGCGCTCCTATGTCGAGTCCTGGGAGGGCGGATCCATCCACTGCCCTCTGTGCGGTACCGAGCACAGCGTGCGTGCCCCGAAGAGGTAATCAGAACGGCGCTGGACAGCGGTATTTTTCGACTGGGAACTCTGTGGCGTCGCTGCTCATCGGCGAGAAGATATAGGCCTTTGGTACCTTGTCATCGCCGACGGCGAGTAACCCGGTGCACTTGTAGCCGCAGCGGACATACCTGTCCGAGCCGAGGCACATCTCTGGGCCCTTGCGCGTCTTCAGCATGGTCGCCGGCCAGGTGAGGCAGTCGTACTTGCCACCGATGGGACAGTCGACCGTTTCAAACTCGCCAGCGTAAACGACCAGCTTGCCCTGCAGGTTGTCCAGGTCATCCAGTAGAGAGGCTGCGCACGTCGCCGCCATGAGGCTGAGCATGGCTCCGGTTATCAGTGATCGAAGCATCTTCCATCTCTCGGTTGTTGATCGAGGAATGTCGCGGCCTTGCGAGCGTTCGCGTTAACGCTGGCCAGCAATGACTGCCAGCAGCTCTACAGCTCGCTCCGCGACCTCATCGACAACGTGCTCTAGCTCTTCGCAGAGGTACGTGCCCACCACCACGCCTTGATATGCGACCTCGAAGCCACGGATCGGGCCTTGCTGATCATTCGCCGAGCTGATGGCTTCCTTGATGGACGTGAAGACGGCATCCTCGTACAAGACCTCGCCTCCATGTGACACGGCGAACGTGTACTGGCCTGGCGCGACCTTGTGGACGTTGAGCCTTGCGATGATGGACGAGTCGTCGATTTCCATGGGGTAGGGATGCGTCGTAGATGTGAGCCTGGTCAGTCGACTTTGTCGAGGCGGTCCATCACCCAGCCGTGGCTGAACCAGACTGCGGCCAAGAAGGGCAGCGACAAGAACATGGTCAGGGTTTCGAAACCGGGGCCATTCAGGTCGAATGTACTGGCCGCCCAGAACATGAACCGCTTCAGGGCTTGATAGAACACCCACGCGAAGAAGACGAGAAGCGCCCCGGAGACGATCCTTCGGTATCGATGCAGCAGCCTTGTTTGTTGGTCGCAATCAAGCATTGGAAGAAGGGGCTTTTTGAGTGGACGCCGTACCCACGGCTGACCAATGGGATGGCGGCCCGAGGCTCTTATGCAGCAAAGAATAGCGCACAGTCTGGCCGTATTGATCAGTGCACGCCGAGGTGCTATCGAAACTGCTTCAGCCGGAGCTGACGCCCTTTTCCAACACTCCCTCAAATGGGGAAGCGCCTGGCCTTGTTGGTTCTTTTGTTGGTTCTTGTGATGATCGAATCGTGGAAAGCCTAATCAGATCAATGCCTTAGATTGATTTTTCGTTTCCTTTCTCCGGCACCAATAAAACATCTCACGCCATCTCAAGGCGTATCAGAACCAGCCCCCCTCCTAGGGGTGGCTGGTTTTTTGTTGCCTCACGCAGTCTTACGTCATAGCATCACATACCAACACTTTGTTGGTATCGATGTTGGGATCTGAGGTGCCAGCGCAAGCGGTACCAACATTTCATGGAGGCGTGATGGCTCTGACGGACACTTTCGTCAAGAACGTGAAGCACTCTGGCGCTCCGGCCGGTGACAAGGTCACGGACGGGCAGGGGTTGCACCTGCTGGTCAAGGCTGCGGGCAAGTACTGGCGGCTGAGTTACCGCTTCTTGGGCAAGCAGAAAACCCTGGCGCTGGGCGTCTACCCCGAGGTGAGCCTTGCGCAGGCCCGCCAGCGCCGCGATCAGGCTCGCAAGCTGCTGGCCGAGGGGGCTGACCCCAGCGTGGCCAAGCGGGCCGACAAGGTGGCGCGCAAGCTGGCGGCCGACAACACCTTCGAAGCTGTGGCACAGGCCTGGCTTGCCAAGACCAAGGCATTGAGGGCAGAGAGCACCGATGCCAAGGTGCAGGGCTGGCTGAAGAACGACGTCTTGCCGGCCATTGGCCGCTTGCCTATCGCCGAGATCACGCCGCGTGACGTACTCGACCTGGTGCGCAAGGTTGAGAAGCGCGGCGCCATCGACAGCGCCACCCGCATGAAGCAGCTGTGCGGGCAGATCTTCCGTTACGCGGTGGCCGAGGGTTCGGCAGAACGGGACGTGACGGCTGACCTGCGCGGCGCCCTGGCGGTCCGGCGGACGGTCCACCTGGCGGCGATCACCGAGCCCGCCAAGGTCGGTGCGCTGCTGCGCGCCATCCACGGCTACAGCGGCCATCCGGTGACCGTGGCGGCCCTCAAGCTCGCACCGCTGCTGTTCGTCCGCCCGGGTGAGCTGCGGCACGCCGAGTGGAGCGAGATCGATTTCGATGCAGCCGAGTGGCGCATCCCGGGCACCAAGATGAAGATGGGCGCCGACCACATCGTGCCGTTGGCCACCCAGGCAGTCGAAGTGCTGACCGAGCTGCAGAAGCTCACCGGTCGGGCTCGCTACGTCTTCCCCAGCGTGCGAACGGGTGCACGCCCCATGAGCGAGAACACGATCAACGCCGCGTTGCGTGGCATGGGCTACAGCAGCGACATGCACACGGCCCACGGCTTCCGCGCGACCGCACGTACGATCCTCGACGAGGTGCAGGGCGAGCGGGTCGACCTGATCGAGCACCAACTTGCCCACGCGGTGAAGGACGTGAACGGCCGTGCCTACAACCGCACCGCGCACCTGCCGGCCCGCAAGGAAATGATGCAGCGATGGGCCAACTACCTGGACCAGCTGCGCGCGGGAGGCGAGGTCATCCAGCTTAGGACCGCATGAGCGTGTCTACCGCTGCCTGACGGTCTCAGGCAAAGCGGGCCCGCAAGGTGGTGGAGCACCAAGCAGGCCCTGACCACAATCAAGAAGGAGCTTGAAATGGCTGTCGATACTGTACAGAAGAAGTCCCAGTCCATCGAGGATCGAATGGAACTTGCCAAAAAGGCGAACGAGGAAATTTGCGCGTTGATTGCCTCTTGCAGAGGTCTGCACCGGACCGAGCTTGATGACATTCAACAGCGTGTCGCCCTCCGCGGGGCGTTGGCACGTATCGAGCAGTTGTCCGACATCGCTTGGACCGTATTGGCAGAGGAAGTAGACAACTTCACCGAACTGGAAGCGACCGTGGAGTTTCTTGGCCCAGTTTGACCAATTCCGGCGCCTCAGCGGCCTTGAGGCAAAGCGGAGCTCGGAGGTGCAGGAACACCGTCGAGCCTCTGATCACAACGTGCAACATTAGGAGAAGCACATCATGGCTGGACACAACGTATCTCCTGCGCGCGATCAATCGCGCCATGCAATTCAGGCTCCAATCGCATCCCCCAGGTTCTGCGTTGTCTATCTCAAGGATGGGCGCGAGGAAACGACCCCCTGGTTTTCCAATCACGGCCGCGCTCAGAAGGCTTTGTCACTGATGCAAGAGCAGTGCGGACAGGGCAATGCCGTCATCTTGCGAGACTGATCGACCGACGCCTCAGCAGTCATGAGGCAAAGCGACCCGAAGCAGTGGCGGCAACCACTGCCCGGGTCTGACCGCAACGCACAACCATTGAAAGGAACGTGCACTATGGCTAACGCAGATAGTAGCGGCACTCTGTGCCAGCTTTCGACGATCACCTCCAGCCGTTCGCCGGATGACATACGTCGGGCCCTTCTTGTCGACCGATCCTATGAATGGGATAGGTACGAAGGCAGGTTGGAAGACTTCGTTGCTGCAGGCTTGTTCAGGCTGGATGAGTTACCAGGACGGCCCGGCAGGCGGAAGACGGCATGTCACTACGGGGTCGACGGCATGCCGGTGATATCAAAGTGGCGCGCGCGACACCCAGGCGGCCGGAGCATTCAGCTCAAGAGCAAGAGCCGAGCAATCGCCTACGTGGCGATCAGCGACCACGAGAAAGAGCATCGAGTGCGTGAAATCGAAACGCGACGTGTCGAGGCGACTGTGGCAAAGGACCGGCAGTTGATCGAGACGATGCTGGAAACCGCTCGCCGGGATATCGCTTTGTCGGACCATCAATTGGCGTCGAAGTATCGAGATCAGCTGAGGGCGAGGATTCGGGAGCACGAAGAAGATCTCCGAGCACTGAGACAGGCTACAAAGCCTAAGCCCCCAAATCTCAGGCTTGTGCACTCCGCAAATAAGGGAATGTCATGAGCGGCGGCGGTTCAGCATCCCCGGCCATCCGCTACCGACCCATCTTCGGAGGGCTTTTCGGCCAGGATGGCCGCTACGTCATGGCCACCATGCCCTGCATTGAGCGGGGACTGCACGCTGTTCGACGCATGGTTCTGGAGCCGCGCACTGGCGGCGTGCTGTCAGTATCGACAAACAAGAACCAGGCCTTGAGCGATGCTCGACGCCTGCTGCGCACAGCCACGTCCTTGGCGGCCAGCCAGGCGGCGAACGCGCCATCCATGGAGCAGGCTGGCCTATGGGCCGAAGAGGACTTACCTGCTGCGCGCGAAGCCGGCGCCAAGCCGAAGCAAGTGCCGCGGCGAAGGCGGGAGGTCTTTGAGAAGAGCAGCGGCCGGTGCTTCTACTGCGGCACGGTCCTCACGCTTGATGGCAAGTGGCACATCGAGCACCAGATGCCGCGCGCGCTGATGGGCCCTGACGAGCTCGTGAACCTGGTTGCTGCGTGCGTGCCGTGCAACCTGTCCAAGGGCGATCGGACGGCGCTCGAGTTTCTTTCGAAGGCCTAGGGTGCCAGCATGGAAAGGTCGTGGTTTCGTATTGATTGGTACCTTGAGCAACTGCGTGGAGCTCAACGGACAGTGTGGTGGTACCTGGCGCGAGGCCGAATGGGCGACCGGGATGCCGCTCGTCGTGGGTTGATGTGGATCGCTGACTCGTTGACTCCCGAGGCTCTTGCCCAGAATGGTGGGGTCCTTGATCAGCGCCAAGCTGAAGTCTTGCGTGAGCTGTTGTACGACGTTGCAAAGACTGGTGACTCCCCGCTGCTGGCTGTCGCGCGAAGCAAAAAGCCACGGCATCGGCCCACGGACCTTGGCTCGGTTGAGCGAATCTGGTGGGACTGCGTGCAATTGCATCAGCACCTTCAAGCCAATCCCGGTATGAGTCAAACAACGGCGGCAGAGCTGGTGATCGGGACTTCGGGGGATATGGACCCAGAAAGCCTTGCAAAGGCCTACCGCAAATACCGTGACACCGTGGAGGCCTTTCTCTCGGAAGACCTGTGAGCCGCTGACGGACGGAAGTGGCCACGACTTCTGTCCTTGAAGCTAGAGCAGCAGGAAGCGACCATCACCGCATCTCAACACAACGAGGTGCATCAGATGGTGACGCAACCCAAGGCCCCGCCCCAGTTCCAAGCAGGCGCGCTACTGCGCGTTGAGCAGATTGTCGGGAACCCCAAGAAGGGGGTTCCTGGCCTGATCCCAGTTTCTGCGGCCACTTGGTGGCGTTGGGTCAAGGATGGCCGCGTGCCGGCTGGCCGCAAGCTCGGCCCTCAGGTCACAGCGTGGCCCATCGAGGTCGTGCTGGCCGTTGGTCAGCCTCCAGCCGAGCAGCTGCAAGTGGTGGGGGCGCCCGAGTGAGCGACAAGAGGCCTCCTTCCGAGGGCATCTATCGGCGTGTCAGCGTACGGATGTACGGCGATGAGAAGTTCATGCGCCTATCGCCGCTGCTGCCGTCTGGGCAAGCCCTCTGGATCTACCTGTTGACTGGTCCGCACACGGGCGCCATTCCTGGTGTCTTCGTGATCGGCAAAGCCGCCCTGGCCGAGGTGCTTGGCTGGGAGGACGAAGCCTTCGCGAAAGCCTTTGCCGAAGTCTTTGGCGAAGGGTTGGTCGAGTTCGACAAGAAGAGCCGTTTGTGGTTCATCCCGAATGCGATCAAGCACAACATGCCGGCCAATCCCAACGTGGTCAGGTCATGGCGCTCGCATATTGCTTTGCTGCCTGAATGCGAGATGCGGGACCGCATTTTCGAGCACCTCAAAGCTGAGCTTTTCTCTCTGTCAGACGCCTTCGGAAAGGCTTTCGAAGAGTCTTTCGAGAAGCCTTCCGCAAAGCCTTTGCCGAAGCCTTCCCCAAAGCATTCCCCGAAACAGGAAGCAGGAAACAGGAAGCAGGAGAGTAGAGATTCGCGCACGCGCTCACCCGCCGCAGAACGCGGCTCCAGACTCCCAGAAGGGTGGCAACCCAGCAGCGACGACGTGGAGTTCTGCCGTGCACAGCGGCCTGACCTCAATCCTGTTGAGGTCGTTGAGCGGTTCCGCGACTATTGGATGGCCCAGCCGGGCGCAAAGGGCCGTAAGGCCAACTGGTCAGCCACCTGGCGCAACTGGGTGCGCAACGAGCGCCAGGGGCATGGCTCCAAAGGTACTCCGTCAGTGCTTGACGCCGATGAGCAGTTCACCGCGGCCAGTTTCGAGGGAGGTAGCGCATGACGATCATGTCCGATCCCCTCGATCTCGCCCGGCATGGGGCCGGGGATGGAGCCCGTACGACCCGGCATGCCGAGTGGAGCCCCGAGGCCGAGCAAAGTGTCCTGGGCAGCTTGCTGCTCAGCAACGCATGCGCCGACGACGTTTTCCCTCTGCTTCAGGGCTCGGCCTTCTTCAATGCCGCGCACCAGGCGATCTACCAGGCCATAGAGGCGCTGATCCTGGCGAACAGGCCCGCCGACGTCATCACCGTGCACGAGCACCTCAAGCGCGACGGCAAGGACGAGGCCACCGGCGGCATCAAGTACCTGCACGACCTGTCCATGAGCGTGCTCAGTGCGCGCAATGCAAGGCAGTATGCCGAGATCGTCCGTAGCTGCGCGTTGCGCCGCGTGCTCATCTCGTCGACAGACCAGGCGCTGGAGATCGC